ATATGTACGCAAAGACTGTTATCGCAACTGTATTCGACCCTGAAACGGGTTTACCAGTCTTTACCGAGAATGACCGTGAAGCGATTCTTTCAAAGAATGGCGCAGTCATTGAGCGTTTGGCAACAAAGGCTCTTGGCAGTTCAGGTCTAGGTGAAAAGGCGGTAGAAGAATCACAGGCGCGATTTCCTCAAGAATCCTGAAAGACGGTTTCTTTTTGAACTAGCAGAAAAGTTAGGTCGGACGGTGGGAGAACTTCTTTACGGAAGTGAATCCCACCGCCCACTTAGCAGTATGGAATTAACTGAATGGAACGCGTTCTATCTTCTCAAAGAAAAAGAGCGCGAGAAAGCCGAGAGAAGAGCGAAGGCTAGGAGATAAATGGCTGAGTCACCAACCATGGAAGTCCGCGCTCGGTTATCGGCGGACTCAGCCCAGTTTACTCAAGGCATGGACAGAGCCGTTAAATCGGCTAATGAGTTTCAACAGGCTTCATCTAAATTACAAGGTTCACTAACAGCGATTGGCGTTGCCTCGGGCGCGGCAATCGCTGGGCTTATTGCTTTTGGAATGAAATCTTTCAAAGCGGCCGCAGAGGTTGAGCGTTTAGATTTAGCGTTAGAGGCAGTCGGAGCATCTAGCGGTAAAGGTTATGAGGCATTAAAGCAAGCATCTGATTCGATGCGAACAGTCGGCATCCAAGCGGCTCAGGCTCAAAAGACAACATTAAAGTTTGCTCAATCAAATATAGATTTATCAAAGTCTGCTGATATTGCTCGGGTTGCTCAAGATTTATCCGTAGCATCTTCAATGAGTGGTGAAGAAGCACTTAGTTCTTTAACCATGGCTATAACAACTGGCAACACAAGAATTTTGCGTCAAGTAGGTATTACGACAGACGCGGGTACAGCCTATGGACGCTATGCAAGTTCAATCGGAAAAGCGGCTAAAGATTTAACTATGGGTGAACGCCGTCAAGCGGTTATGAATCTTGTACTTAAAGAAGGAACTAAAGCGGCGGGTGCTTTTGCTTTGTCTTTACAATCACCAGCAAAATTAGTTGAAGAATTTAGCCAACTAAATAAAGAGTTACAAGTAACTATGGGCGCGGCGCTTCTCAAAGGCTTTGGTCCAATTATTAAATCAGCATACGGTTTTCATGCGGCAATCGTTAGAGCCGTTGGTTCAGGTGGAAAATTAGAAAAAGTAGTTGAGGCTATTGGAAAAGTATTAGTAAAACTTACAACCCCTGTTGCTACTGTTGTAGATAAATTTACAGAGTTTATTGACGGCATGGATTTGACTGGTACTAAAGTAGATGACCTTGCTGGTAAATTTGAAATGATTCTTCCAGTCGTAGCAGGGTTCGGAACCGCCTTTGCGACTATGGCTGGTAAAAATGTTTTTGGAAACATCCCTATCTTTGGCAACCTGCTTAAAATGCTTAATCCAGTAGCCGTTGGATTTGTTGCTATGGCTTTGACATCTACGCAAGTTCAATCAGCAATGGGTCGTTTACTTAAAGCGTTACAGCCCTTACTAAGTGTAGCCAAAAATATCGCTGATATATTTAGTAAAGTATTGGCTGTTGCGGTTATGGTATTCGCGGCGGCAATTAACGGAGTTGCTGTTGTTGTTGAAAGAGTTGTTGGGTTTTTACAAAAATATAAAACTGTTGCTTATGCTCTAGGGTCAATTTTAGCGGCGGTAACTCTTGGCATTATTGCTTACACAGTTCAAACAAGGTTGGCGGGTACGGCTACTACTCTAAAAGCCAATGCAACTAAGGCTTTGAATAAAGCCTTGCTTATTTTGAAAAGCACAATCTTTTTATATGTAGTCGCTATCGCGGCTCTTGTAGCGGCGTTTGTCTACGCATGGAAAAATAGCGAGACATTTCGTGAGGTAGTAACAAATGTATTTAATTCAGTTGCTCAGGCAGTCGGAACAGCATTATCATTTATTTTAACAGGCTTGGGCAACCTCTTAATTGCTTTTGGAACCGCAATATCTCCCGCCACATCTTTTGGTCAAACTTTAATTAGCGTATTCCAATTTGTTTATCAGACTGTTCTTACCGTAGTTATTGGCGTGGTCAAGAGTCTGATGATGTTCCTCAACGCCTTGAAGTATGTTACTAGCGGACAGACAGCCTTTGGCAAGGTAGTTCGAGCAGTCCTTAATTTTGTGTTCAAAGCCTTTGCAGTAGTAGTCGGTGGCATCCTTAAATTTATTGGCTTCTTCCTAGAGGCTCTTGGAATGTTGCTTGATACTCACGGAATTGTTGGCAAGATTATTGGAATGGTTCTTGACTTCCTTTGGAAAACCTTTGCTACTGTTATCGGTGGAATCATCAAGTACATCGGGATGTTTATTGAGTTCCTCGGTAACCTTCTTGACACAAACAACCTAGTAGGTATGTTAATTGCCAAGGTTCTTGATTTCTTGATTGATGCCTTCGCTACGGTATTTGGCGGTATTTTTAAGTACATCGGAATCTTTATTAGTTTCTTGGGCGACTTGCTTGATGCCAATTCATTTATTGGTCAAGGCATAGCAAAAGTTATTAACTTTATTGCTAGCGTTTATTTTACTTTGGTTGAGAAAGTAAGCGGTTTCTTAGCGACTTTAGTAGGTGCTTTAGTTAATTGGCTTAAGGGTAATCGTGAAACCTTAGAGGCTGGAATTGATTTATTTAATAAATTTGCTGAAGGAGTTGGTAAAGCCTTTGCTTTTATTCCATCAACCTTAGCCCTCCTTCTTGAAAAGTTTGGTGATTTTTTTAAGTCTGCTTCTAAAGGTGTAGCCGATTTTATTACAGAAATAGCCAATGGCTTACGCCTTATCCCTAAAATTGGTGCGGCGTTAGCGGCGCCTCTTGATAAAGCGGCCGCTTCAATTACAGGCTTTGGAACCAAAGTTGAAACTGCTTTTGACAATGCGGCAAAACCACTTCGTTCTTTTGCAACAACTATCACTAATGCTACAAAACAAGTAATAAGTGATAAAGGATTCGGCGAATTAGTAACTAAGGTAGAAACAGTTCAAAAGGCTCTTGTAGCCGTTAGCAAGACAGCCAACACTCTAAAAGAAAAAGAATTTGGAACCGACTTAGTTAATTTCATTTCGGGCGGACTTAAAAATATTGGTGCTGTTTCAAGCAAAATTGGTAACACAATCCTTGAAGTTACTAAGGCTCCTATCGCCGAAGGATTAGTTCAGGCTATTTCTGATGCTTTAACTACGGTAGGTGGTTTTGCTAAGAAGGCTGGAGAGACAGTTCTTGAGGCTGGCGATATTAAATTAGGAACAGAACTGGTTCAAATGCTTTCTGATGCTTCCAAGTTTATTGGTGGAGCAGTCAGTAAAGTTGGAGATTTTGTAAGTGAATTAAAGCAGTTTGAAGTTGGCGACATACTTGGTGACTTTATTGGTGATGTAGTTGATTTTGCAATTCCACAACTTGAGAAGTTAGTCAATGTTATGGAAGGTCTCAAAGATGTTGAGGTCGGTAAGTTCTTAGTTGAAAACCTAAGTTCACTAAGCCTAAAGGCTGGCGAGACAATTCTCGGCTTTGCCTCAGCCGTTAAGTCATTTACTACTGGCAATGTCCTTGGCAAAATTACAGATGCTTTTGGTGAACTCGGAGACAAATTAAAAACAGGTCTTGGCTTTGGAGACATTCTTGAAGAGGAAAGAAAACGCGCCGCGGCTTTAGAGGGTATGAACGACGAGGACGACGCCACCCTAGATGAGTTACAAAAGTCCGCTGACTTAATGAAGAAGATTCGTGATGCTATGACGGCTGGTATTGAGTCAATGCGTGATGTTCTAACAGATTTACAAGATGCGGCTAAACAGTTTGCCGATTCACTCAAGGACACCATCCTAAGTTTTGCTGGTCTTAAGGGAGTTGAGTTACCTGATGGATTTATTCCAAAGGCTAAGTCCCTTATTGAAAATATGCGTATGCGCTTGGATAAGAGCCAACAATTCGCAAACCAAATCCTTACACTTCAAGGCTTAGGACTTGATGCTAAGGCTATTCAAGATTTAGTCGAATCAGGACCAATCAAAGGCGCTCAATTAGCGGCATCAATCCTTGGTGGTGGCGTTGAAGCGATTGCTCAAATCAATGAACTTACTCAACAGATTGGCTTTACTGGCGCGGCGATTGGTAAGTTTGGTTCTGAAGCGGCGTTCGGTCAAAAGATTGCTAACGCTCAAACAGGTCTTGCTCAAATTACTGATGCTCAAGCAAGTTTCAAGGGAGTAAGCGGTAATAACATTGTTATTGAACAAGGCGCTTTTGTAGTCAATGTTGATACAACTGGAGCAAAAGACATTGATGAAAAGGGCGACATAATCGTTCAAAGAATTCAAGAGACATTCGCTATATTGGCAAAGGAGTTGGCTAACAAATAATGGCTACCTATACACTTCGCCCTAACGCAAACTGGAACAACGCCTCGGCTTTTACTATCTCAGGTGGTTCAGGTTCAGTCCATGCGGCGCTCGCCGACAGTAGTGACTCGACCTACATAACCCGTACTAGCACAACAGTTCCAGCATCCTACGAAGCAGAATTTGGCACACAGACTTTAGCGGCAACTGAAAAAGTCGCTTTTGTTAATCTTCGAGCAAAGGCAACGATTGGAACAGCGGGTTCGATTGAGTTGAGCCTTGGTGTTATTACAGACCGAAATGGTCGTGCTGTGAGTTACTCAGTACCTTTTTCAAAAGCAAACACTCTTGCCTTAACTACTCTTGATACCGCTTTGAAATTGACCACAGCCCCCAACGGTGAGGCGTGGACTCAAACTCTTATAGATAATCTAGTTGTAAAGTTTGCAGACAACTCAACCGCAAGCGGTGACCGTGCTGGTCTTTATGAGTTGTTTGTGGATGTAGTAACTACAACCCAACCAACAGTTACAGTTACCGCCCCAAGTGGAACAATTACAGATACGACATTTCCTTCAGTCACTTGGACTTATGCTGATGCAGATGGTGACCCACAGAACGCTTACGAAATTAAAGTTTTTGACTCGGCTACATATAGCGCAGGTACTTTTAGTGCAGATACATCAACACCAACAGTTCAAACTGGCATAGTAACCTCAAGTAATGATGGTCAAACACTTGAGGCTGACCTAGCAGACGGCACAACTTATCGCGCCTATGTCCGAGTTGCTCAATTACTTAATGGTTCAAACTACTTTAGCGATTGGGCTTTTAGTCAGTTCACTATCGATGTTGATGCTCCAGCCACCCCATTGATTACTGCTTTTTTTGATTCCGAACAAGGAGCAGTAACAGTTACAGTTTTTGGAAGAACTAATGCTTTGTCAGCAAACCAAGCATCTCTTGAAACAAATACGGCAGGATGGGAAGCGGTCACTAATTGTGCTATTGCTCGTTCAACCGCTCAAGCATCAGTTGGTAGTGCATCTCTTGAAATAACAGCAAGTTCCGCTGGTGATGCTATTGCTTCAACTACAACGGCTACAAAGTTTATGGTTACCGCTAACCAAGAGTTCTCAGCCATTGCTGACTTTAGAGCAGGTACTACCACTCGTTCATGCCAAGTTGGTATTCGTTATCTATCCTCAACTGGCGCAACAATTAGCACAACCTTTGGAACAGCAGTCAGCGCAACAAGTTCAGCCTTTGTTACAGCAAACGCAACAGTATTGGCTCCACCTACTGCAACACACGCTCAAGTATTTGTAAAGATAGTAAGCGCAAGTTCGGGTGGAGTTCATTATGTAGACAAAATTGCTTTCCATGCTGGAGATGAACCAGTCTTTACCCGTGGAGGTTTTTCTAATTTCGTGTTTGATATTGAGCGTTCTGAAAATAGCGGTGTAACTTATTCAGCAATTCGAAATAGTCCAGTAACCGCTACGGCTACACAAATTGCTGAACTTAATGATTATGAAGTTCCTCTTGATAAAACTGTTACATATCGTGCGAAAGCGAGGGCTGACATCTAATGGCAACCATTTCCTCGGGGTATACAACTACCGTACCGATTCAGATTACTAATCCTGCAAATTGGTCTTTTACCGCACCTGAAAATCCAACAATTAAAATTGTTGGCATTGATGTGCTTCAACCATTGAACTCAACGATTGTTGAAGCCTATGGAGTATTCAAGCCTCTCGGCGCCTCTAAAACTGTAATTGTTTCTCAATCAATATACGGAGTCGATGGCACCTATGAGTTTGTGACTACTGGAGAAACAGAGTGGGATGAGTTATATCCAGTCTTAACTTACCAAGGAACGCTTCATGTTCATGACCCACTAGGTCGTCAAAAATATGTGCGTTTTGTAGATAGAAACTGGACGGAATCAGGAAAAATTAACTCTTTAGTTCGTAGAGTTAAAGTCACTTACTTTGAGGTCGGGGCGCCATAATGTATCCAGTTTCCGCTGACTTCAAAGAGGCAGTTCGGAAATCTCATTCCACCACAGTAAAAATTGAGATTTACGATATGGCTAATGGAACAATCTTGAGTACAGCCCAACCTATAAGTGGAGAGGTGACGATTGACAATCGCCGTTCAATCCGTCGTGAATGTACTTTAGAGTTCGTTGATACAGATGGAACTTTAGTTCCCACTAATAACATCTCTTCAGTATTGCTTCCGTATAACCGTGAGGTAAAGATTTATAGAGGAATTGTTTTTCCTAACGGTACAGAAGAATTAGTTCCTCTCGGTGTTTTTGTAATTACTAGCGTAGATATAAGCGAGAGCGCTCAGGGAGTTAAAGTCTCAATTAAAGGCTCAGACCG